TCATAACAGCACAGGCTTCAATGTCAGCGTACATAGTGCCGCCCACAAATACAGCAGAAGGCGCCCAACCATCCTCAACAAACCGCGTTGCCGCTAGCGTGCTGTACCCCTCGCCCTCTAGCCATGCTATTAGTTCCTCTTTCGTTGCAAATACAGGGCTTATGGGCGAGCCTTCTGATACATTCTCCCAAAGCTGCCAGCCTTCGCCTACGGGCGGTTCAGTCTCTTCCCATGCCGCATACGCTTCTGCCGCTTCGGGGTCAATGGCCTCCCCATCGCAGGTAGGGCATAGATACCACTTCTCCGGCAGTCCAGCTAGTTTGCCCAGTTTCTTTACAGCGCTCCAGGCATCATGCGTATCGTGGCCCCAACTGGTTCTCGGCTTACGACCAGCCAGGTATTCTGTGATCCGCCTATAATGGCCATACTTACGGATATTCACATGGTCCCAAAGCAACTTGACAACATGCTTGTAAATAGCCTCGTAGGCATCAGAGAAGCCCGCCTCACAGTCTGGACACTCGCGATAATGTGGGTTCACATACCCATCCCATACTTGGTTCAGCGGCCAGTCAAAATCCAGTGCTACTCTCTTGATTTCCCTTCCCATGTCATACCTCCTTCTGTTATTATACCACATAGCGCAGCAGTTGTCAAGCCCGCACGGGTCGCGCCAAGTTGAGTATGCTGTCCACATGTGCCTTGCCGGCCCCGCATCTAACCACCAGGTCGTCCGGTTTTAAGGGAAAGACAGCTACCCTGACATCCCGAAACCCTCGCTCCACAAACCCCCTGCCCAGCTCCCATGCCCGCTTCTCTGCCCCTGGGTCAAGGCAGACGACAATCTGGCCTACATCATCTAGCCATTCTAGCCACTCTGGCTGCCATCTAGCGCCCTGCCCCATGAGTCCCACGGCTGCGTAGCCCGCCTGGCTGAGAACCACAACCTTGACCTCTCCCTCGAGGACCAAGAGTCTCTCGTGTGATGTATTATTCAGTACGGCCGCGTTGAACAGCGCTAGCCCCAGCCCGTTCATCTGGGGACGGTATTTGCCACCCTTGCCTGGTCGTAGTAGCCGATGACGAATGTTCACCAATTCGCTGTTGTAGCCGAATACGGGAATTGTCCTTGCGGGGCTTTCTCTGTACGTTGGACACTCCGCTACATAGCCAAGCAGGAATTGGTCTATCATCTCATCGAACACGCCCTGTCTATACCACAACATTCGCGTATCTGTAGTCAGGTTGCGGTGATACACCAGGTGCATCTGCGCTCGCTGCAGTTGCTCAATCTTCGTAAGCCGTTCAGCGTGTGCTTTCTGCGTCCTCTCCAGCCGTCGCATCTTCTGTTCCAACAAAGACACCCTGTCTACTTTGCCACCGGGGAAAAGGTCTTTGACCTGTAGCCCCATAGCCTCCACGACCTGCTCCATCGTACATCCGACTTGACAGTGAAGGATTACTGCCTCGTTGTCTCCGGCAGAAATCGACAGGGACGGCCGGTGATCGTCGTGGGCCGGGCAGAGAGCGGTAAACTGGCGCCCGCCCTTGTGTGCTTTCACGTTCTCAAGCCGACTGAGCACGAGGTCAAGCGGTGACTGGATCATTGGCCCCCAACAGATTCTCTATCTCCCTAGCAACCCCTGCCAACTGGTAGGCATGAGTACATTGGAATTCCGATATTGGGAAATGAAAGTCCGTTACCTCTAACATACGCAACAAGAACCTGGCGTTGACAACAAGTTGCCCCAACCTCTGCTGATTGGCGGTCGTGTAGGTTGTCGCGGGATTGCTCATTCTGCGCCTCCTTCGCCAACGGTGACTGGTTCATCAGGTGTGGCTCCTAGTAGTCCCTCTGCACTCCTAGCACAGTATAGCCATACATATATCGCCACCATCAGCTCCTTAGCGTCTTCAAGAAGCACGCAAAGGACTTCTTGGCCTAGCTTGGACGACCTGATCCCATACTCACAGGGGTTGTTGAGAAACCGACGAATGTGATAAATCCCCTGCCCCTCAAACTCACCCCACAGCTTCTCGCGACCAGGTACGGCATCGCTAAAGATACATTCTTCGTAGGCATTGGCATCCAGCGCCCCTTGCCACTCTTCTTCCGTCTTTATGTACCAGTAATCCGTAGTACCTATGCGCATTTACCACCACCCCAAGAGATAAGTCCCCAAAGCGAAAGCTATTGCGATAGCCAGTAAATCCCCAATGCACTCCCTGATAGTCTTGACCCCCGCTGACACGCACAGCACCAACAGAACCAGATAGACCGTTGCTCCTACCAAGTCCATCCAGCCCACAACTATTGCCACAACCGCTACGATAGCATCCATGTTTTAGCCTCCCATCTTGTGCTAGAATTTCTTGTTTACCACCACCCCAGGCAGCGGCCCACCAATACCACGGCCATAGCCAAGCCCAGGACGCGGCTGGCCTGGTGGATAACACGATCAAGCAGCTCCTCCGCCGGCTTCGGCGGGGCAAATACAAAGTAGCCCACATTCAATACCAACTGTACCCACGCTACGATTGTAACAACGATGTCCATCTCTTACTCTCCTTTTGTGTTAGTCATACTTGTCCGCCCAGTGACCAGCATCACGTGGCGGGCCGTTGAGGTTCTTGAGCTCAAGCTCTGCCAAGTGGAGATATTGCGGCTCGAACCAAAGCGCTGCTGTAGCGCGACCAATGTTGTGCCGTTCTTTCAATTTGCGAGCGATTGCCAGTTCAGGTATAACCGGTAGTTGTGTCCCATCTTCTAACTCAATGGCGCCGCCCTTCTCCTCTGTAAGAATTGGCCGCCAAATGCCCCAAAGGCAATCGAAGACCTGCTCGATGGCTGAGGAATGTTGACAGTCTTGTTTTCGGGGCAACTTAACTACCAAGTTGTCTACTGCCCTTGCGGCCTGGATTCCCACGAAGGCAGGAGCCCCCACAGTGAGACTCAACTCCTTAATCCGCACGGCAGCCTCTGATACAGCAGCAACCCTTTCTGAATGGTGCTTGACAGGCACGATCTGAATATAATCGAAAAGCAGGAGGCGGGGGCGTATCCCACTAAAGTCTTGGGCTAGGCTTTCTATGGCCGAGTAGACAATCTCTGGAGTCATTCTAATGCCACTGCCCGCCACACGGCCAACACCTTTGCCCAGAATGAAAATTGGCAAGCGCACCAACCGCATAGCTTGCTTCTCCACGACATCCATTGCTAGATTGCCGCGCGCTATATCTGTAATGCTAAAATGCTTATTAGTAAGGAATAAGCCAGATAGCTCCTCGCTTGAACTCTCCCATGTGCAAAATACGACGCACTCTTCTTTTTCTTTGCCTTCCTCAACGATACGCTTAGCTTCATTTACAGCCGTTAGCGCAAGCAACGATGTCTTGCCGTGTCCTGGTCGGCCTATTATGCCGCAGAGCGTGCCCGGTCGCGCGGGAAGCATATGCTTGTCAAGGGCAGGAACACCAAACCCTATGCCAGGATTGTCTCGCCGCGATTGGGCCCACAGCAGATATTCTGCGGCCAACTCTGGCGGAGTGTGAATTAACGAACGGTAAGAATCAGGCTTTGTCATATTGCCTCCCTTCCAGTATCTCAGGTCCGCCGACTGAGCGCGTCACGGGCCGCTTCTCTGCGCTTATTTTCCTTCTTCCTCCGGAATCTACGCCAGCGCGCCATGGGCCACCCCGACAGCCCTCTCACGAATCCACACTTACAGTCAGCTATGAAAACGCCACAGTCCTTGCAATGGCTCTCCCAACCCCCACAGTAGGGGGTTCCGCAAGAAACATCCTCGTAGTAATCAGGATACATGTTCTCATGCTTGCACTCCGCTACCTTGTCCCAGAAGTTCACAATACTACCTCCTTGGCGTCTCGTTCCAGGTTCTGCCATCTAGCAGCGCCAGTTGCGTGCTCATAATCCTGTGCCCAATCCATTCGGCCACTGGTACAGCTACAGCGTTTCCGAGTTGTTTATACCGCTGCGTGTCGCTTTGGGGCGCTGTCCAGCCATCAGGAAAGCCCTGTAGCCGTTCGCATTCGACAGGTGTCAAGCGGCGGACACCATATTCGCCCACTTGAAGGTTTGGCACTGCCTGGGCAGAGTTCCACTTACCACTGGCATCAGCTAGGGCATAGGCAGGATCAGGCGTGCAGACAGCGTGGACCTCAACGGTATTGAGTGTATAGACCGCATCAACTGGGATTTCCCCATATTGTGGCCCCGCTGCTGGTTTACGACCAATTGCAGCGCCCTTGATAACAAAGGTGGGAGTTCCTTTCCCCGTTTCTCGGCTCGGCGGAGGATGCCAGCAGCCGCCCTCGCGCTCAAAAAGTATTTCTGCGGCACGTCCGTCTCCAAGATGTCCGATAATGAATACACGGCGGCGTCGTTGGACCACTCCGAAATATTGAGCGTCAAGTACCCGCCAGCACACGCCATACCCGATTTCGACCAGCCCCCGAAGGATGACGGCAAAGTCTCTCCCTCCGTTGCTTGATAGCAGGCCGGGGACGTTTTCGATAACAGCCCATCTCGGCCTAAGCTCTCCAAGAACGCGATGGAACTCGAACCAAAGCCCTGACCGCTCTCCAGCCAAGCCCTTGCGCCTTCCGGCAACTGATACGTCCTGGCAGGGGAAACCTCCGCAAACAAGGTCAACTGCTTCGACGTTATGTCTCCCGATATCTTGTACATCTCCATACCGTTCTACGTTAGGCCAGTGATGCTCTAATACCGCGCCCGCGCGTACGTTATTCTCAACTTGCCATACGCACTCCATACCTGCATACTCAAACCCCAGGTCAAACCCACCTATGCCAGCAAACAGAGAACCAAACTTCACCAGATGCCCCCTCACTCTAGCAGCGCCAGTTGCGTGCCTGTAGCTCGCGCCAGCCCTGTCCATCATCGGTGGTTTCGCTTACCAGCCTTAGCATACCATCCTCTATTATGGCAATGTGCGCCCACCTGTCGTGCCAACTGGTAGCGCATTCTTGGGAACCCGCTACTTGGGCCTCCTCCAGGGTCTCAAATGTATTAATGAGATCGTGTATGCCGCCTACCGAACCATAGGCCCACCCAGCAAATAGCAGATACGTCATGTCACCCCCAATAGCGCAAGTTGCACGCCATCTACGCGCGCCAATCGCCTGTTTGCCATATCTATATATCCTTGCGATATGTCGCATCCAAAGTAGTGACGGTCCAACTTCTTAGCAGCAATGGCTGTTGTGCCAGAGCCAAGGAATGGGTCAAATAGCGCCTCTCCAGGCCGTGATAACTTCTCAATCTGTTGGGTTGCCCATTCCAGCGGTTTGGGACAGGGATGGCCTACCAGGTTAGGATCAGGCTTGATTGTGGCCCGTATCACATCGCACATAGCCCGTGATGGTTTGCCATAGAATGCAATCGGTTCCCAGTTGTTAAAGCCCACGACGCAGCGCCCCATAGCGGCGGGCTTCCACCATGCCAGCCACCAATCAGGCGGCGCTATTTGTGCCCATCTACTCAGATTTGCTTGCCCCACACTGATTGCCATTGGTCCACTACAGACGCGGCGCAACTCAGAGAACCAAGCACTACACCACTCTGGATAATCAGAACGTTCATCGCTAGAGTTGACGTAAGTGATACCGACGTTATACGGCGGGTCAGTCACCACCAAATCCACGCACCCGTCCGGTATCTGGCACATCACGTCGGGGCAATCACCACAGACTATTGTATCTAACGAGAATGGGCCGAGCCTATCAGTCACTGCTCTCCTCCAGTGCCTCCACAAGCGCGTGGGCGATTGCTTTGTACAAAATAGCGCGGTGCCCTACCACTGCTCCTCTGGGTAGTTCGCCACCGTGCAGCGCGAGAGGATCGCTAAGGAATGCCTCGTATATATCCTCAATGGCAGCGTTGTATATTGCATAGGCAGGGTCTAGGGCTGAACGATAATGTAGCCACCTGGCACCGTACATGCTATAGCCCGCAGTCAGCAAAACACGCTGCGCAAGCCACCCTGTATCCAGCCCCAACTCGACAGCCCGCAGCAGGTTGTCCAACGTCAGTTCAACCCCATTGGGCCACTCGATTTCAAAGATAGCGACTTGGTCTTTACACGCGTTGAGCTCTCGTAGAAACTTGGGTGAGATTTTCATGTCGCCTCTTCCTCCAGCGACTCAATGAGCGCGTGGGCAGCTGCTTTGCTGAAGGCCCGCCTAAAGGGCGCGCTTGCTTTTTGGTAAGTTTGGTACGCCCCCGTGACACCCTCGGCACAGTTCTCGTATGCCTTCACGGCATTGCGGGTATTGACA